GAACGAAGAAACTCTGGCAGCCGTCCGCGTGCAGGAAGTGGCGAATGGCCGTGCCGCCGTCGTGCCGAATGGATATACCCTGTATCATCTGGATTGCCTGGGCAATACGCCCCCTCGCAAGGCCGGCAGTGTTCAGCTGCTGGACCTGGAAACGCTGGCAGATTTCGTGAAGGCGGAAGATGCCGAAAATGGCGTCAAGAGCGTGATTTACGTGAGCGACAGAGAAGTAAACGCCGTGCTCAATTATTATTCCCCCGATGGTAATGGATGGGGGGACCACCAAGCCACTATGCAGCTCAACAAGACGGTGGAGTGGGAGAATTGGACCAAATACGACGGACAAGCTATGTCTCAAAAGGATTTTGTTGAATTCCTTGAAGAGAACAGCAAGGACGTGATGGAGCCCACCCCGTCTGCAATGCTCACGTTGGCGAGCAAGTTCGACATGCACCGCAAGGTGGAGTTTAAGTCTGCCTACCGGGCATCCGACGGCGAAACGAAGCTGACTTATAACGAAACGGTGGATTCCAAGAGCGGCGAACTGAATGTTCCTACCGAGTTCACGATTGCGATTCCGGTTATCCGGGGCGCCGAAGGAGATACCACGTATCAAATCAAGGTGCGCCTGCGTGTGCGCCTGGCTGACGGGAAGCTGTATTTTGTGTACCAGCTTGTCCGCGCGGACATCCCGGAACGCAATGCGATTAAGGATATTGCCGACAAGCTGGCAAAGGATTTGCCGGAGAACCGGATTCACCGCGGCGCCGTGTGCCTGTGTACGAAATCCTCCTTCACCGGAGAAATCGACCGATAGTGAGTTGGCCGGGGCCAGCTCCAACTGGTCCCCGGCCTGTTACGAATGCAACCTGTAAAATTACAATTAGTAACGATTTATGAATACACTAATGAATTCCAATGGGCAACAGGATTTGATGACCGTTGCCGACAAATTAGACAAGCTGGCCGAAACCGGTCTTTGCAATGACCTGACTGGATTCAAGAAGGCATTTGCGGTCGCCAATGCCATTGTAGCCCTCCGGGAAGCACTGACTGAGGAAGTCATGAAGCCTATTATGTCTCTTCAAGGGTCCCCTCTTGGGTTCCGAACAGATAAGGACAAAGAGAAAGGCTATCCGGTTAATACGGTGCGGGAATGCGCCATTTCCGCCTTGTTGAAGGGGGTACAGATGACCGGAAACCAGTTCAATATTATTTCCGGGCGGGATTATATCACCAAGGAAGGTTTTACCGCTTTGCTGAAAAAGGTTCCCGGCTTGACTTACAGCATTGATTTGGGACTGGCCCGACTGAAAGAAGACAAGGGGGCGGTTGTTACGCCGAAGATCGTCTGGCAACAGAACGGCGGAAAAACCAACGAAAAGACGCTGGAATTGGCAATTCGGGTGAATACCGGAATGGGGCATGACGCTATTCTGGGGAAGGCGGAGAGAAAGGCAAAGTGCTGGCTTTACAATGAAGTGACGGGCAATTCTTATACGGATGCCGATGCGGAAGAAGCCGGACCCGATATGCGGAACGTAACAGGGACTTCCAAAAAGTCTTCCGCCGTCAATCCTCTTGCGGGCGCTGCTGTACCTCCGCCAGTGGCGGCGGCATCCAGGCAGGAAGAAAAGCCCCTTGAACCGGAAGTGGTTTCTTCGCCCACTCCTACTGATGATTTGAAGTTGGAACCGGAATCTGCCGTGAGCGTGGCAGACTTGGAAAAACTGCTGCGAGACCACGGCGTGACGATGCCCCAGGTAGTGAATTTCTGCCGGGGCCGGCAGATTTATTACGTGCAGGGAGCCAGCCGGGAAGAGACGTTCCCGCCCAAGACGCTGGAGTGGCTGGTGGCGAATTTCAACCAGGTGGTTGCCTGGGTGGGGGCCTCCGGGAAGTAAGCATGCAGGATAGCAAGGATCTTTAGCTATGAATGTTTTAGATTTATCGGGCTTTGCGACTTTCGGCGAGGCTTGTGGCCGGGTGGATAATCCGCAGGCGTACCACGATTCCAAGAAGGGGATTCCTCACTGTGTCTCCAAGTCCATGCTGACGGATTTCGCCCGGAATCCCTATAAATGGAAGTATCGTCAGGATGAAGGGATTGAGAAGGTTTCCCAGGGGTTCCGGTTTGGTTCCCTGGTAGATTGTCTGGCCCTGACGCCGGATCAGTTCAAGAATCAGTATCTCGTGGAAGGGTGGCTGCCGGGGGTGAATAAGAACGGCTCCGTGTCCAAGACGAAGCAGGACGACGGGCAAGCAGCCCGCTGGGCGGCGTTTGCCGACCGTGGGGGAGCCGTGCTGACGCCGGAGGAGTACGCCGAAGCGCAGAAGGCCGTGGGGATTTTCAACGACTACCTGCGCACCGAACACGGGCTGGTGCTGGGGGATTCGTTTGATTCCCAGGTGGCGATGTATAAGACGCTGCTCATTGAGTACGCGCCGGACAAGCCTCCGGTTCCGATTACGATTACGGGGATGATCGACATTCTTCCTCACGATGAAGAGATGCCGATTATTGATATGAAGACGACTTCCACGCCCGTGGAGGATTCCGGCCTGATTGACCGGGATATGGCCCGCTACGGGTACGGCTGGCAGGCTGCCTTGTATTGCGATTTGTATGAGGCGATTTTCGGGATACGCCGGAATTTCATGTTTGTGTTCATGGAGTCGGCAGCTCCTTACTGCATTTCCGAGGTGCGGATGGATCAGGAGGCCCTGGAGCATTACCGGGGGCAGTATATGGCCGCCCTGCGCCAGTATGCCGAGTGCGTGGCGACGGGGATTTATCCGGGAGCTGTGGCCTTGCCGCGGTATTTCCGCATTCCGCGCTGGGAACTTAAAAAGGGATGGGAAGGAGGTGCGGCATGATGACCACGCTGACCATTACCTTGCCTCACACTCCCCGGTGTTTGTCTCCGAATGCGAAAGCCCCTCTCACGCAGAGGGGGGCCATTGTGGCCGGTTATAAGAAGACGGCTGCCAAGAGCCGCGCCCGGAATATAGCCTGGGGCAGGACTTGTGAAGCCCTGAATGGCCGGAGGATGCAACCGACGCATTACCGGGTGATCTGGTTTTTCAAGGGACCGAAGCCGGACGCGGATAATTGCCTGGCGCGCTGCAAGGCGTATCTGGACGGGGCCTGCAAGGCTATGGGCATTGACGACAGGACGCTGGATTGCGCCGGGATTGAGCGGATTCACGACCTGGGACGCGCCGGACAGGTGGAAATCGTGTTTGAAAGGAGGCTCGCATGAAACTGACGCCTGAACAGAAAGCTTTTTACGAATACGGAAAAGCAGTCGAAACTCTCGAAACCAGAATTGAAAGGATTCGCAATAATGCCCGAATACGATTTAAAATGGAATATCACGAGCTGCCACTCCAATTTCGCGGAGGCTTATGGGACGACTTTAAGTTGTACAATGTTATCGGTGACGTCCGCCGGAAGCGGGCCGCATGCAGGGCGTGGGTGCATCCTATGCGACGGAGATGCTCGAACTGTAAACATGAGCTAACGCAGTACAAGTTCTGCGCAGCCTGCGTCCATGAAGGATGGCCTGTTTACTGGGAGCCAAGAAAGGAGGATGAGTGAAAGTCTGTGTGAATTACAGTGGTGGCCTTATGTCTTGGGGTGCAGCCAAGTTAGCCGTTGATCAGTATGGGCCGGACGAAGTAGATTTAGTCTTCGCCGACACCGGGATCGAAGATGAAGATAATTACCGCTTTATCGTCCAAGGTGCGGGTGCCTTGGGATGCCAGCTTCACATTGTCCGTATGCGCGGCCATAAAGGAGCGAAAAATCCGGATGCTTATATTACTCCGTGGGAACTGTGTACTGGGCAGGATGGTTCAGGCGGAGAGGGCATGATGGCAAATTCCCGCGTGGGATTTTGCTCAATATTGCTCAAACGTAAACCGCTAGACACATGGATGCGTAAGCATTGCACACCAGAAACTCGTATCGTTATTGGGTTTAACATTGAAGAAATAGAACGGTGTGAAAGGCTCCGAAAAAACAAACCGGAATGGAACTGGTGGTTTCCACTTGCTGAAAAACATTATTCCTACTGCGAGATTAAAAGCTGGTTGGAAGGATACAATGTCAGGCTTCCAAGGTTATACGACATGGGTTTTAACCATGCAAATTGCGGCGGTTTTTGTTTCAAAGCGGGTATTGGTCATTTTGTAAATCTTTTGGAAAAGATGCCGGAGAGGTTTGCCTTCCATGAAAGGATGGAACAACGATTTCGAGATTCAACCGGGAAACATAATACCATTTTAAGGAGAACTGTTAACGGGGAAAAGATATTTTATCCTCTATCTCAACTCCGCCAAGACTACCTTCAAGGTTTGGTGAGACCCTCCGATTTTCGAATGCCGTGTGAGTGTGGAGTCATGTGGGAACAGCCAGAATTTAACCTGATGAATGGAAAGGAGGGAGAGTGAATGAGCTACATCTTTTCGCGGGCGCTGGTGGAGGCATACTTGGAAGCGAGCTGCTCGGATTCCGCACCGTTTGCGCTGTCGAACTTGAACCCTATCCCGCAAGCGTACTGCTCGCCCGACAGAATGACGGCTTACTCCCGCCTTTCCCGGTTTGGGATGACGTACGAACCTTTGACGGACGACCGTGGCGCGGCCTTGTTGACGTGGTATCTGGAGGCTTCCCGTGCCAGGACATTTCAGCCGCAGGAAAAGGCGCCGGCATTGACGGCGCCCGCTCCGGCCTCTGGCGGGAAATGCACCGAATTATCAATGAAGTACGACCGGAATTCGCATTCCTGGAAAACTCACCTCTGCTTGTGGGAAGAGGACTTGCCAGAATCCTCGGTGACCTTGCCCGCATCGGGTATGATGCTGCATGGTGTGTGCTGGGAGCTGACGCCGTTGGATTACCCCATCGCCGCGCCAGATTATGGCTTCTTGCCCACCATGCGTGCATGTATCGCCAAATATGGACTGTGTTGGAAGAGAGCGGAGGAAGGCAAACCAAAAGGGAATTTGGAAGATTACCTGGCATATCTCTATGTCAGGAGCGGTGGGAAGCGAGTCAGGGGGATGTGTGTGTCAGCGTCTTTCGCCGCCCTGATGATGGGGTGGCCCCAGAAGTGGACGAGCTTAAAGCCCTTGGCAACGGGCAAGTTCCTGCAGTGGCGGCAACTGCATTCCGGGTTTTGCTTGGCAGATTCCAAGAAGGAAAGGAGGGGGAATGAACACGAGAGCACCACGTAAACGGGCTCTGGCCCGGTATCTTGGAGGCAAAAACCGCATTGCCCCTTGGATTATCAGCTTTTTCCCGCCTCATAAAATCTACGTTGAACCCTTTGGTGGTTCCGGTGCGGTTTTGCTGAATAAACAGCCTGCCTGGATGGAGGTCTATAACGACCTTTATGACCGGGTGGTGAATTTCTTCGAGGTATTGCGGAACCCGGAGAAATCCGAACGGCTGGCCAGTTTGTTGGAATTGACGCCCTACGCTCAAACGGCCTATGCCCGGTCATTTGAGATTGCGGAAGACCCCGTGGAAGATGCCCTCCGCTTTGCCGTCAATAGTATGATGAGCTACGGCGGAGGAATCCACAAGCCGGGGTTCAAGCGCAACGGCTTACTCCGCACAACTCCCTATCCTCAAACATGGAGGGAATATCCCGAAATCGTTCGGGAATGCGCCGCCGAACTCCGGTGCCGGAATATCGAGATTAACAACATGGACGCCCTGCAGGTCATGGCTCGCTATGACTCACCGGACACGCTGCACTACGTGGACCCGCCCTATGTGCAGTCCACTCGCGGCAACCGTGTGAGGTACGCCCACGAGTACGATCAACAGGACCATGAGCGGCTTCTTGCTTTCCTCCAGACCTTGAAAGGCAAGGTTGTCTTGTCCGGCTATGATTCCGAGCTTTACGCCCGGCAGCTGGACGGCTGGCGGAAGGAGTGCAAAGTTGCTCACGACACACAGGGCGGCAAAAAGATTGAATGCCTGTGGATGAACTACAACCCCCAACTGACGCTTTTTTGATATGCCAACACGATTGATCAGAGATGCTATTTTGACATCAGGGCGCGTCGCCTCTCTTTCGTGGGAGGCCGAGGTGTTCTACCGACGCCTGATGTCTGTGGCAGACGATTACGGCCTTTATGACGCTAGGACGCCCATTCTCCGTTCTGCGCTGTATCCTCTCCAACTCGACAAGATGAGCGAGTGCAATATTCAACGCTGCCTCTCCGCGTGTGAGGCCGCGGGGCTTATTCTGCTTTATTCTCACAATGAGAAGCCATACTTGATGATTCTGGGGTTCGACCAGCAGGGGAAGTCCATGCCCAAATGGCCGCTTCCGAACGGTTACGAAGTGCTGAAAGTTTCCGACAAGAAATACGAACTGCGGAAATTCGTAACAGGTCGTAACGATTCGCCTCAACCCGTTACTTATGCGAATGCGTATTCGGAGACGGAGACGGAGACGAAGACGGATGCGAATGCGAAGAAATTACCTGTAAGCCGAGGCATAGAGCAGTTCCCGCGGGACGCGGAGGATGTGCGGCTTTTCATGGCGGCCCAGCTTATGGCTCCCAAGGGAGACGAGTTGAAACGGTGCGCAGAGTCGTTTTTTGATGATTTCAGCGCCCGTGGCTGGCGGGACAGCAAGGGGATTCCTCTTGCCGATTGGAAGCCGGCAGCCCGGAAGTATGCCCGTTCCTGGGTCACGAATAATGCGCAGCGGGGACATCAAGGTTCGTCTGGGCGGAATGACGCCAACGCGGGAAGGAGGTACGAATGATGGATGATATTCAACGTTTGGCCGGGCAGGTTTCCGTGATGCCTTCCCAGGACGGGATTGTCCGCAGTTACAAGCCGGTACGGTACGATATGGGCGGGTTTGACGAGTCCGTTCACCCGGAGGTGCAGGCCATGCACCGGGAAGTGCAGTGGTTTATTAACGATATCGTTAATAAGGTTCGTCCGCGCCGCTGGCTGTCCCTGCTGGGGGCTTCCGGGGTAGGCAAGACGCATCTGGCGGAGGCTGCCAGGGATGCGCTGACTAAATCACGCCCCACGTTGCCCATTCAGCTTTGGAAGTGGCAGAAGGTGGTTTCCATGCTTCGTTCCGGGGATTGGGCGTTTATTGAATATTTGGTTAAAGAGGTGTACGTGCTGATTCTGGATGATATTGGCGCGGAGAATACTTCCCCCGCTATTCTTTCCGCCCTGAACCGTGTTGTCGATGGGCGGCTGGGGAAATGGACGATGCTCACATCCAATCTGTTGCCGGTGCATATCGGGGAACATTTGGATGCCCGTATTGCCTCACGCCTCTATCGCGGCAATAACGTGGTATGCCAGGTCGAGAATGCGCCGGATTATTGCTTTGAACGGTATATGAGAAGGGAGGAAGGGCGATGAAGCAGTCAGAGTTAAAATTGATGTCTATCATGTCCGCAGCCTTTTCACGGCTGAAAATGTCTCCGGTTCAGATCGCTATTCTTTCCTGTATCGGTCTTAATCCCGGCATTCGGTTCGGAGAAATTGCCAACCGCGTTTCCGTATCTTCCAGCCGTTTGTGCTTTCATCTGAATACCCTTTGCGGTGCAGGAGACGTTTCTACCTCCCAATATGGAGGCAGATTCAAAAAAGGTTATTTCCTCACGGCACAAGGGCGTAAACGATTAGAAGACGCTATCACACGAACGATGAAAGATCATGTCTAAGAGAGATAAAACATCTATTGCTACAGAGAAGAAGAAGGAATTCGCCAGGCTCTTGGTTGAGTCAAAATTGTCCAAAGCGGACGCCTATCGTAAGGCCTACAATCGCAAGGATATGAGTAATGACGCAGCCAGCAAGGCGGCTTCTCGTTTGTCCAAAGATGGCGAAGTTTTGCGAATGATTGACGAATTGAACGCCCAGTTGGACAGATCAGCGATTGCCACCAAGCAGGAATGCCTTGAGTTTCTTACAGCTGTGTTGCGTACACCAATTGGAGAAGTGGGCGAAGATTCTCCTTTATGCCAGGAGGTTGCCTACACGGATTCAGGGATGCGCAAGAAGATGCCCGGCAAGATTGAGGCGGTGAGGGAACTTTCCAAGCTGGCCGGTTACAATGAACCGGAACCGGTGGATGTACCAGGGCTTTCAAAGATTGCCGCAGTACTTGCCGGAACGTTTCAGGCCCCTCTTGTACATCCTGATAATGGTAAAGCCGCTCCGATTGAGTTTGATGGGATAGAGGCCCCCCAAGAAAATGAAGAACGCCGCCCGGGATTCCTGGACAACGTAGGGAATGAGCCGTTGGTTTAGTCAAGTTACGGTTGTATTCATCCTCCGGCATTTTGTTGTAATGATGGTGCATGATTCGATGCGCTTTCAACGGAGGCGAGCTTTCTCCTACTTCTGCCGTCCGGGCAGACCTGGATAATTTTCACCGCGGGGCTTCCAGAATTGAGAACCTGGACCTGGGCCAGATGGGGGGCGTTTCCCGACGCCGCGGGTTCCGGCGTATTGCCGCCGCCCTGGATGGCTCCATCATCCTGCCTTACATCTATTCCACGAATGACCGGTATCTGGTTGAGGTGTCCCCTTCCCTGCTGCGCGTGTTGTCCGCCGAGGGGGATGTGGTTGCCTCCCTGCCTTCCGTGTGGAGCCAGGACGATGTTTCCGCTTTGCGCCACAAACAGGTGAACAGCATGTTGTTTCTGGCCTGCCCCACGCATGAGCTGATGGTGCTGAAACGGGATGACGAGGGCATGTTTTCCCTGGCTCCCTATGAGTTTAAGGCCCGCCCCTGGCGGTATGAGGAGTTCCGGGATTTTCCGGTGCGCCTGACGCTGGATGAGGGGTGTTACAGGGTGTCTTTCGGGGAGCATGCGTCCGATCCAGATGCGGCGGTGAATGAGGGGGATGTGATGCGCGTCCAGGTGACGGTGCCCCAGCAGACCGGGTTCAGCACGGGGGCCGTGATTCGCCAGGGTTGGGTGATTGCCAACGCGTTTACGGCAGCCAGCACTTTCACGGCTGGGAAAAAGCTCTGCCTCAATGAGGGGAGTTATTGGTCCTGGTGGACGTGCGACAGGGATTTTAACGGGGCGGCGGATTTCGTGGACGGCCTGACGTCTCCGGCGGATTATCCGGAGCATTTTCATAAGGGTGTGATTTGCCATTCCAATATGATTACCTGCAAGGGGACCTGGACGTTTTATTGTTATAAGGAGTGGTACGGCACGTATGCCGTGGAGCGGCGTTTCCCGAATGAGGATTGGCAGCTGCTGGGGACGTCCAATTCCCCGGTGGGGGCCGCTTCCAATTTGCAGCTGACCGGGGACGAGGCGGGGGAGGAGTGTTATTTGCGCCTGATGTTGTAT